AAGCGTGACTGATGCAGACACGACAATGAATAGCGTTGTCGTTCAATCAGTGGACATCGTCCTCCCATGACGGCCTGCGCGTTCTTATGCACTGACGCCGATCACATGCATGACTGCACGTGCAACCGGTGCGGCCGTCGCGTGCGCGTCCGTCGGCTGCCGGTGAACGCAGAGTGTGCACCCGCTCCCGGCCTTGGTGATCGCGTCGCCGCCGCGCTGGACTCCGCAGGCATCACCAAGGAACGTGTGGCCGCTGCGCTAGGCGTCAAGGACTGCGGATGCCAGCAGCGCCAGCAATGGCTCAACGAGGTTGGCTACAGAATCGGCATCGGCACACCAAACCCTGACCACACCGGCACCACGGATTTGGACGCACATGGATAAGGTGGTGGCATGGCGAGGCGACAGCGGACGATCGAGATCGCCGGTGCCAAGTGGCACATCGTCCGGGCGCGGCTGCGCAATCTCTACGGCCTGTGCGACTACGCCACGCGCACGATTAAGGTCGACTCCCGCCTGACCGGCACCGACTACCTCGACACGCTCCTCCACGAGCTGATCCACGCAAGGTGGCCCGACATCTCGGAAGAGTCGGTGTCTGAGTTTGCCGGCATGCTCACCACCGTCCTCGAGCAGGAGGGCTTCCGACGTGACGAGTGACGACACGCCGTCGATCATCGACCAGGTGCTTGCCGTCGCGGCGAACAAAGGCCCCGGGTACGCGCCGTGGTACATGCGGCTACCGGAGGACGACCTGCGGCAGCTCGAGGAGCTGCGTGATCGGTGGCGTGTCGGCCAGGTACCAATGCACAAGCGGGCGCTCGCCCGTGCCATCGTCACCGTGTGCCAAAAGCTCGGCCACGACATCTGCGGCATCCAAGGAGTCGAGGCGTGGATCGGACGACGAAGCCACTAGCCGACGCCGTCCTGGCCGAGGCGGCAGCCGACGTGCCGTCGGGCAGGGACGCCGAGCAGATCACGCAGCGCACCGACGGAGACACCGTCGAGGCTAGAAGCGTCTCGCGCACGATCCGCACGGTCGAGGACCTGCTATCGCACATCGAAGCCGACATGACCAAGTACGAGGTCGCGGCGTCCGAGGCCACGAAGTGGGAGGGCATGAGCGTCGACCGGGCGACCGGCCAGCCTGTGGTGACCGAGTTGTTTCGCGTGTTCGTGCGGCTCAAGCCGCGACCCGGCCCGGGCGTGCGTGAGGTCGTCGAGGCGATGATCGCGGCGGCCAGCCGAGACATCGTGCGGCCGTCCCGGCCGAAGACCAAGTCGGTCAAGGGCGACCGCTGGGCGGTGCTCGTGATCGCGGACCCGCACTTCGGCAAGTACGCGTGGGCTCGCACGACAGGCCAGCAAGACTACGACGTGGGCATCGCGGCCACGCTCATCCGCCAGGCGTCGCAGGAGCTGCTGTCGATCGCCGCATCCATGCGTCCGAGCCGGCTGACAGTGGCCACGCTCGGTGACGTGTACCACTACGACACGCCGAGCGGCACCACGACGAGCGGCACGCCGCTCGAGCGGGACGGCCGGCTCCAGAAGATGATCCAGATCGGCACCGACGAGCTGCTGCGGGTCGTGCACCTGGCCGGCGACATCGCCCCGACCGACGCGCTCGCCGTGCACGGCAACCACGACGAGACGCTGACCTGGGCGTGGCTGCGGATCCTCCAGGAACGGTTTCGACGGGACCGCCGCGTGCGGGTCGAGGACACGTTTTTGCCCCGCAAGTACCTGCACCACGCCGGCAACCTGCTCGGGTTCTGCCACGGCCACAAAGCCAAAAAGCGGCTGCCGCAGCTCATGGCGCTCGAGGCGGCGGAATTGTGGAGCCAGTGCCCCTACCGCGAGATCCACACCGGGCACTACCACCAGCAATCCGCCGAGTGGAGTCGGCCGATCGAGACGATCGACGGCGTGCTCGTGCGGGTGGCCCCTGCCCTGTGTCCGCCGGACGAGTGGCACGCACAGCAGGGCTTCGTGGGCAACAGGCAGGCGATGGAGCTGTTCGTGTACGAGCGCGGCGGCGGGCTGTCGAGCATGCACGTATCGGGACCACCACCAGGAGGACGACGGTGACACTGGACGAGAGCAACGCTGCCCTGCGGGCGGCTGTGACGGCACGACACGAGGGCATGGCAGCGTCGCTGGCGGGCTGCCCGCCGGCGCAGGCCGCGGCGGCGAGCGTGCTGTCGGACCCGTCGCCGTGTTGCGACGGCGGCCGCACGATCCCGGTGGACTACATCCTGCGAGGCGAGGCCGAGCTGCGTGCGGCGGCCGCCGGCTGGAAGCAGACAGTCGAGGACGCCAAGCCGGCACGGCTCGCACGGGAGGCGTCGCTGCGGCCGGGATCGGCCGAGTTCCTCGCCGTGCTCGACGAGCTGCGTGAGCTGCACCTGCGCAAGACACTCGACTACGGCGTCGACGAAGACGCGTTGTCGAACATCCGATCCAGTGCCGACATCGTCAACATGCCGGCGTGGGCCGGCTGCGTGCTGCGAATGATGGACAAGATGCACCGGCTCAAGGCGTATTTCCGCAGGGGCCGCGTGGAGTTCGACGGGCTGTCCGACACGCTGAAGGATCTGGCTTGCTACGCGGTAATTGCCGAGGTGCTCAGAAGGCAGGAACAGCGTCCATAACCCCTGCCGACCGACCGCCGTCCTGCCGTACCGTGACGGCATGGAGGACGGCAGCGTGATCGCCCACTACCGGCACCGCAGCGGCCAACGCGAGGCGATCCCGTCGCCATCCGACGCTGTGTCGCTGGCCGCGGTGTACACGCCGACGCAGCAGACGTGGGGCAAGCTCACGTCGAAGAAGCCGGCCAGGCTGTCGCCCGAGGACATCGCCCTGGCCGCGTTCCGTCTGGGCGTCAAGCCCGCGGTCGCCCGTCAGGCCATCGAGATGGGGCTTTTCGATGGCTGACACACTGACCGCGACGATGCGGACCGTGATGATCTGGGACCGCACGGTCGACCAGGACATCGGCACGACCGTGTCCGCGAAGACCGACCAGAACACCTACGCGATCACCGACGGCAGCGGCAGCCGGCAGGCGGACCTCGTCTACGCCGCGAACCGCACGATCGCCGCCAACACGCTCGAAGAGATCGACCTGCGGGCGATCACGCAGACCACGCTCGGCGTCACCGTGAACTACGACTTCCGCCAGCTGCGGCTGGTGCGCGTGGTCAACAACGAGACAACGAGCGGTCGCAAGATCCGCGTCGGCTGCGACCCGGGCCGGCCGAGCGTCGCCTACGCGTCCGAGATCGGGCCAGGCTCGGAGTGGTTTTCAATCAATCACGTCAACGCCTGGCCGGTCACGTCGACCAACCAGCTCATGTACATCGCCAACCCCAACGCCGCGGCGGTGACGTACTCGCTCTGGCTCGTCGGCACCTCCGTGGCACCCACCTGATGCCTCCCGTCCTCACCATCACCGGCCAACTGCGGCTCGCGGCGTCATGGGTCGACGACCTGACGCTGACGACCGTCACCGACTCCGCGTCTGTGTTGCAGACGCTGTCGCTCGCCAACGGCACCGGCGCCGGCCAGGTCAACGGCTACTGGCGCGACGTGCGCACCGTCGGCATCTCGGCCACCGACACGATCAACACGACGGCGTTGCCGCTGTCGGTCTTCGGCACGGCCGGCACGCTCAATCTGGCGAGCGTCCGGCTGATTTACGTCCGCAACCAGTCGGCGACGGTCACGCTGACCTACGACATCGCGGGCACCAACTGCGGGCTGCCGCCCGGTGCGGTGTTTCTGTGGACCGCCGGCACGGCGCCCACAAACAAGTGGTTCGACGCCGGCAACATCGTCATCGAAGGCGGAGCGGCGTCCGCCACATACGAGATCGTTCTGGCCGGAGTCAAAGCATGATCAGCGACGCACCGGTGATGGCGGCCGGCGGCGAGGCCACGCTGATGGCGCAGGTCGCCGCGTTCCTCGAGGTCGCCAAGGCCAAGGCCGCCGGCGGCATTACATGGGCCGAGTTTGGCGAGCTTCTCGTGGCGCTCCTGCGGCTGTCCGTCGAGACGCTCGACGCCGTGCTCGGGATGAGTGGTGCCGAGAAAAAGGCGCTTGTGCTCGAGGCCGTGGCGGCGCTCTTCGACCAGCTCGCGGACAAGGCAGTCCCGGTCGTCGTCTGGCCGGTCTGGATCCTCGCCCGACCAGCCATCCGAGCGCTCGTGCTGGCGATCGCCAGCGGTGCCATCGAGATCGTCCTACCGCTCACGAGGGCCGCTGAATGATGCCGCTCCTGCTCGTCGCCGTGGCCGCCGTGTCGCTCGCCTGGCCGTGGATTCAGGCCCACTACCACGAGTGGCGGTGGCCGCAGCTCGACAGCCGCCACCTGGCCGCAGCCGCGCTGATCGCGGCTGCAGCCTGGTCGTACGTCGCCAGCTCGCCGGCGACGCCGGCGCCGGCCCCTGCTCCGGACCAGGCGGCGCTCACGCTGCGCGGCAAGTTCGTCGGGCCGGATGCCGCCCGGGACGCGGCGCTCGTCGCGGCCCTGTGCACCGAGCTGGCTAACGAGATCGAGTGGGACGCGAGCCAGCCCGAGCCGCTCATCCGTACCGGCGTGGCGTTCGACGAGTTGCGGGTCCGCAGCCGCGTCCTCCTGTGCCGTGGCGAGTCGCTGGGGGCCAAACACCCGCTCGCTCGTCAGGCCATCGAGGACTACCTGAACACCGTCGCAGGGACCGCAGGAGGGCCGCTTACGCCCGAGCAGAAGGCCAAGTGGGTGACGGCCTACCGTGAGGTCGCCCGGGCCGCGGAGGCCGCCAGGTGAGCGCACCCAAGCATCCGTGGCGCCTCGTGGCGGCTGCGGCACTGGTCGTCTGGCTCGCTCTCTCATTCTGGTGGGCGGCCGGGGAGGTGCGCCAGCCGGCGATCCTGACCGGATACGTGCCAGACCCAGAGGGAGTCGCCCGGTTCCTCGAGGAGCTGCCCGAGCCCTACTTCGCCCAGGCCGGCGCCGACGCCATGCGTCAGGCCGTGCCTGTCGACACGTTCCTGTACCGGCAGATGGACAAGGCGCACCGCGCCCGGTACGGCACGCCGTTCGTCGTTGGCAAGCAAGGAATCGGCGACTGCATAGCCTGGGGCGCGATGCACGCCGTCTACTGCGCCGAGGCCGTGGACTGGGCGACCGGCAAGCTGGCCGAGCCGCCCAAGATGCCGGCCAGCGAAGCGATATACGGCGGTGCCCGGGTCGAGGCGCGCGGCCGCGACGGCTCGGGGCGGTCGCCGGTCGGCGGGTGGAGCGACGGTGCCACCGGCTGGGGAGCGGCACGCTGGCTGCGTGACTGGGGCGTCGTGTACCGCGAGGACGTGCTAGGGCACGACCTGCGGACGTACGACAAGGCCCGCGCCAAGGCGTGGGGAGCGTACGGCTGCGGCGGCCAGGGCGACGACGGCAAGCTCGACGCGCGAGCCAAGCGGCATCCCTGCCGGCACGTGGTGGCCTGTAAGACGTGGGACGAGCTGGTCGCCGCCGTGACCTCGGGCTACCCGGTGACCATCGCCAGCTCGGTCGGCTTCAACAGCGGCAACCGCGACGCCGACGGCTTCTGTGCCGCGTCCGGCACGTGGATGCACCAGATGTGCGTGATCGGCGTGCGGTTTGGCAACCGCACGGGTGGCCTCGTCTGCAACTCGTGGGGCAATTACGTCGGCGGTGGGAAATTCCCACCAGACCAGCCCGACGGCACATTCTGGGCCGAAAAGTCGGCCATCCAGCGAATCCTTGCACAGGGCGACAGCTACGCCATCGGTGGCGTGGACGGGTTTGCGTACCGCGAGATTCACAACGGCGACTGGCTGCAGCCGCCACCGGAGGAGCAATGACGGACAGGCATCGCATGGTGGCCATGGTCGTGATCGCGGTGGCCGTCGGTTGGTACGCCGGCTCCGGTGCGTCCCGTGAGCCCAAGCCGCTCGAGGACCGCCCGGTGCTGCGGTGGATCGCCCGGGCGGCCAAATCGCTCCTGTGGGTGGCCGTGTTCGTCGAGGAGCCGCCCGCCGAGCAGCACGCCGAGATCCGCTCGCACATCGGCTCCGACGGCTACGTGGCGGTCGATCACGGACGAGGGTGGTGACATGTGGCGCTGGATCATCTGGTTCCTCACGTGGCTCTCCGCAGACCCGGCCGACATCGGCCGCGAGTCGGCACGCGCGGCTGCGTCGATCGCGGCGGCACGCGCCACGATGGTGGCGTCGCCCGATGTGCCGCCCGACCCGGCTCCCCCGGACGGCACGTGCTGCATCGACTGCGGCGGCACCGGCGTGATCGTGCACGGCGACGGGCACAAGACGCCATGCCCGTGCCCGGCCTCGTGTGCGTGCAAGCGGCCACGAGCGCCGATGCCTGCGGCGTCGCCCACGCCTGGCAAGCCGGCCACGCCATGATGCTGGAGGCTCCCGTGGGCGACGTCGCCGGCATGGACCTGACCTGGCTGCGGGCGGAGGTACGGCACCGCGTCGGCGGCCCTGCCCTGCAGCTGCCCGACGAGGTGGCCGCGATCGTCGACGCCACGCTCGTGCACTGGCCCGAGCGCCACATGGCCGACCTGGCCAGGCGGGCGGAGGCGGCCGGCGCCGGCCGCGAGGCGCTAGATGCCATCGGCGTCATCTCCGCCAAGGTCCGCGAGGTGCTCGAGCTGCGGTGCGAGACCGAGGAGCAGGGTGAGGCCGTCAACCTGATCGTGCTGGCCTGCGTGGTCGAGGTGGCGAACCTGTGGTTTGCGTCCACCGAGCACCGGATCGGCATCCGCCGGCTGGCGTTCCAGGTGAGGACGCGGGCGGCATGAGCAGCTCCACCGATGCCAGAGGCCGATTCACCGGCAAAGGCGGACGTTGTCAGTCTGTGGTCGGTTTGGACGAATGGAAGGCCATGCCTGACGGCGAGCAATCGGCAGTGGTCGCCGCAATTGCCAGCCGCGCCAAACAGTCTGGGTTCCCGCACTTCAACTTGACGCGCGCAGACAGGCTGTGCCGATTCGACGAGCTGACCGCGTACGATCGTCGTCGGCTGATTCGCGAAACCGTGATTGGCACGACCGCACACGGCCTCGGCATCTGCTGGCACTATCACCCGCACCACTGGGGCGTGAAGTGCGGCACCAACCGTCCGCCCATCGATGTATGGGATGACGAGGCCCGACTGCAAGCCGCAATCCGAAAACAGATACCGCACTGCCACCGCACAGGCGGCTATAGCGTCGACAGCGACGGCCCGTACATGTCCGCCGGCGACTTGCGCAAGGCGATCAGCCGAGCCACGGGAGTGCAGCGCGTCAGCAACTTCCGCCCGACCGCAGCGGCCGCCATCTTCGATCGGTTCTGCCGTGTAGCGTGCTGGGACCCGTGCGGAGGCTGGGGCGGCCGCATGCTTGGTGCAATCGCAAGCGCGGCTGTCGAACGCTACGTATGCTGCGAGCCGTCGACGCAGACTGCGCGCGGCCTGAAAGAGCTGGCAAAGGATTTTGCACACCTGACCAGTACGGACTGCGTCGTGCACAAGAAGTGCGCCGAAGACCACGAGCCGGATCGGCGGTCATTCGATCTTGTGTTCACGTCACCGCCGTACGGCCGCACCGAGGTGTATGCCGACGAGCCGACGCAATCGTGCCATCGGTACCCGATCGTCGCGGCGTGGACGGAAGGTTTTTTGCGTCCGCTGATACAACGAGCCGCCTACGCGCTGGTTCCTCGCGGGTGGCTCGTGCTAAACGTCGCCAACACGCGACAGCACCCTAGCCTCGTCGCAGACGTCGAGCGCATAGCAGCGGAAGAAAGTTTTGAGCAGCACCCCGGCCTGATGCTGGCGCTGTCAAACGTTCAGTCCGGCGGACTTAAGACCGAGCCCGTGCTGGTGTTCCGTTTGCGGTGACGAGCTGCACGAAGCACCTGCTCGTGCTTGGTGAACCGCCACCGAATCGGCTCGATCATCGACAAGTCGTAGCAACGGCTGCCTACCACCCAAAACAGCGTTTTGCCGTTGGCCGGAATGTTTTCCCGCATCCACAGCCATGCCTTGGACTCGTACGTCCAATCCCACGGCGTGTGCTTGATCAGCTTGCGGTAGGCATGTGGCGATTGAATCGCCACGACATCACCGGAAAACTTCTGCGCCGATGCAAGCGGCTCGTACCACGATCGGCGGTTTGACTCAAAGTGGCCGCTAAGTGCGACGACAAAGACACGTTTGACTGGCTTTTGATGCTCGGCCAAGCCGCTCATCACGCCGAGTGCTGTCAACCCGCTGCCAGCCACCACGACGATCTGCTCAACCGTTTCAGGCACGTTTGCCACCTGTCGCTGCACAGGCTGCATGGCTTCCGTTCCGCACATCCCAAACCGGACTTGGAAAAACCCGGTCTCGCGCACGATCTCTTGGACGTCGCGCGAGTAGCCGCTGGGATTGGGATTGCCGACCCCGTAGACATCGGCGCCATCCCGCTGGGCTAGGGACGCGTTGACGCGGTTGACGTCGATCGTGTCGTCTGGAAACCACGGTGTCGTCACCGCGCATCGCAGACCGAAATGCTTGGCAACGCCAGCCACGATCGCTGTCTGCGGAGACGGCAGGCCGGCTCCTGTGCAGATGCCGTTATTGTGCTCGTGCCGAATTTGGTGCAGCCTGCCGCCCACAACGTGCAAGCATTGGCGAACCTTGGACCCAACATGCGGGCCAAGGCGAAACGCGTCGCCGCGTTTCACCAAATACCCGTCGACTTCGTCAATCGGGTCCAGCGTCTGCGTGAGTTGGTTTTGCAATCGGCACCCCTGCCTGACGCAACGTCCACAAGATCGCCGCGACCTGCTTGCCGACTACCTCGAGCTTCGTCGAGTCGAAGGAGCCCTCGCCCTGCATGACGGCAGCTCGCTCCAGGCTGTCGTAGCTCTCGGGCGTTTCGCAGCCCAGCAGTTCGGCCGCGACGCATTCTCGCACGACGGCGTCCGCGACCCGGTACATCTCCAACGCGTCCACGATCCGCGCCTGCGGCGTGCTGATGACATCTGCCCACATGTCCTTGTCCTCCTAGAAAGCCTGACCGGCTGCCAAAATCCTGAACACCAGCAACACCAACTCTACCCACACTTGGATCGACATGGTGGCCCTCCATAGCCTTGGTTGTCAAGTGACAATCTGCTCATCGGCCGTTGTCACCTGACAACTTGAGTGCGTCGCCTCTGTGCACGAACAGCAGGCCGTCGATCACGACCGACCGCACTTTCCCGTCCTCGGCCAGCCGCCGCATCCACTGCCTCGACACGCCGGCCAGCTCGGCGGCGTGGGTGCACGTGACGTAGTCGTCGGTGTCGATCCGCATGGCGGCAGTCTGGCCTTGGCCGGCACAACCCGCAAGGATGGACGCAGGGGATCGCAACTCCGGACCCGTCCGGGGACGCTACTGGCTCACGCAGTGCGAGCCGGCGGCTCGTGGTCATCAGGCTTGAATATTCGCGGCATGGCCTGCCACGCCTTGGGGCGATGAGCATCGACCACGCGAGGATCTAGGTAGCTACGCCGAGTGATGCGGTCGGACGAGTGGCCGAGAAATGCCGTGGCGTCGAAGCCGGCCGCTGCGAGGTGCGACGCCGTCGACCGACGCAGAGCGTGGAACTGAACGTCGCGTCCGTCGCCAAGGCCGGCGCGCCTCGTGATGGTCTTCCAGCGTTTTCGCAGGGCCGTCCCGCTGGCGACCCACCAGAACACCGTCGGACCGTTGTGAGCCGCCACGCGGTCGACCAGGTCGCAGGCCTCGGGCGACAGCTCGTAGACACGTTCCTGGCGGCCGCCTTTCCGGACGTGGGCCGGCACGGTGAGCGTCGGCCGTCGCCAGCACATGCGGGGCGTCGACAGGATCGCGTTTATGCGCTCGCCGGTCTCCAGTGCGACTGCGATGAGCGCTGGAAAGAACACGGACGCCGGCACCGGCCCAACCCAGCCGCTCGAATGCCGTGCGGCGTCGGCGAGCCTGGCCAGCTCGTCCGTCGTGAACGCTCGCGGCGTCGACTGCGGCACCAGCTCGGGGGAGACCGACGGGCGGAGCTTCACGAGGCCGCGGCCTTGCGCGAGGTTCCACAGGGCCAAAAGCCCTGACCGCTCGCGGGCCACGCTATTTGGCGAAAGCCGCTGGCCGCGCACTGCGAGGAACTGGCTGACGGTCAGGTCCTCGAGGTCGTCGAGAAGCGCGGCTCGTCCGAGCCACTTGGAAAACTGCGTGATGGCGTGCCGCAGCAGGCGGACACTTTCGCGCGACCTACCGCGCAGTCGCAGCGGCACGTACACGGTGTCCAAAAAGGCGTTGAGCGTCATGGTGCGTGATCCTCCTACTCAGGGATAGGTCACGCGTCCGTGCGGGTGTGCTCCGTCCGTGGAAGGGAGTCCGGTCGTGCGGGCTGTGCGGGTCGGCCGGTTTTGCGGGGTTTCATCCTGTCCCCGCCACTTTCAAACGTTGCAATCCCGACGGGATCGCAACCCTGTCCCCGGTAGGCCCACTGGAACCATCGGGATCTACGCCAAGGAAGGCAAAGCGCTCATGCCAGGACAGGGCACCCGCAGGCAGAAACCTGGCAGCAGCCGCAGCAAGCCTTCCGGCGGCCGGCCACGGAACAGGGTTCCGAGCGAGTGGGGCCTCCGAGTTGAGGCTATGGCCGCCAAGCGAGGCCTGACACGCAGCGAGTTGGCTGAGAAGATCGGCATTAGCTACGTGTCCATGTGGCAGCTCTTGATGGGCCAGACGAAGCCCAAGATGGAAACGGCCTGTCGACTGGCGGACGCGCTCGGCGTCCCCCTCGACAAACTGCGGCAATAGCCCAGTTTTTCATTTTTCCGTGTCACCTAAAAACTCGCCTTGACGGGTTTTTAGGCGTGGCCTACTATCCGCCCCCGTCACGCCACGACGGCGTGCGGCGGAGGGATACGCCATGCCGACCGGTGTTGCCGATGGGCCGCGGATTCGCGCACGTCACGGATACGCAGCTCCTCGAGTGGGCATCGGCTATGCCATTGGAGCGCATCGCCGCAATTACGGGGTCGACTACCTCGTCGATCTCGCGCCGGCTACGGGCGCTCGGCTGGACGGACCCACATCCCGGCCCCAAGGACCCGGACGAGGCGACCATTCGCCAGCGGTGCTCGGAGGTGCAGTCGCGCTGGTCCGAGCAGGAGCGGCGCAGGAGAGCCGGGCAGCGGCGAGCGAGCGTAACCGTCGTACACGCATCCGATCTCGGGCTTGCCAGCTTCTCGTGACGTGGCTGCACCGCGTGGCGCGCTGCCACGCGCATCTGTGCGCGATCGTGCGGCTGTACGGCGACCCGTCGAAGGCCGGCGGCCAGTCCAACGCTGGCGAGACGTACCAGGCCCGCGCGGCTCGCGGCGACCGCACGCTGCTCTACGACGCGCTCACCGTGACGATCGACGAGCTGATCGAGGTCCGCGACGAGATCGGCGCGACCATGGACGCGGCCGAGCCGACGACGGCCGCGCCGGGCACGCAAGACAAGGTCGAGGAGATGTGTCGCCGCGCCGAGCGTGGCGAGAGCCTCTTCGTCGATGGCGATACGCAAGGACGCGAGGTCGGCGACGGATCGCTGGCCTGATCACGGATGGTTTTTTGCGGTCGGTCGTGACGGAGTGCGGCCGGCCGCGCTAAGGAGGGCTACGTGCTAGTGCTCACGCGAGCGGAGGGCGAGCGTGTCGTCGTGCCGCATGCACGGATGGAGATCGTGGTGCAGGAGATCAGAGGCAACGTCGTCCGCCTGGCGTTTCGAGCGCCAAACCGGATCGACATCTTCCGCGGCGAGGTGTTCGACAGGATCGCGATGGATCAGTGGGACGAGGACGAACCAACTCAAGAGGAGGACGTGAAGTGAAGATCGTGAAAGGCAAGCAGGCTGCACCGGTGCGGTGCGTGCTCTACGGCGTCGAGGGCATCGGCAAGACGACGCTGGCTGCGCAGTTTCCAACGCCGCTGTTTCTGGACACCGAGGACGGAACCAAGCAGCTCGAGGTCGACCGGGTCGCGTGCCCGGACTGGCCAAGCCTGCGGGGCGCGGTGGCCGAGCTGGCCGTCGAGAAGCACGGTTACCAGACGATCGTGATCGACTCGATCGACTGGGCTGAGCGGGCGCTCGTCGAGTTCGTCTGCAAGCAGGACGGCAAGAAGTCCATCGAGGACTACGGCTTCGGCAAGGGCTACACGGTGGTGGCCGAGCACATGGGGCGGTTCGTCGAGGGCCTCGACAACCTGCACCGCGCCGGTCTGCACGTCCTGCTGGTGGCCCACGCCAAGGTGCAGCGGACGTCGCCACCGGATCAGACCGACGGCTACGACCGCTACGAGCTGCGGCTGTCGAAGCAGGTCAGCCCGATCGTCAAGGAATGGGCGGACGCGCTGCTCTTCGCCAACTACCGCATGCGGCTGATCGAAGGCAGCGACGGGAAGCGCAAGGCGATCGGCGGTAAGGACCGCGTCGTCTACGCCGAGCGTGCGGCGGCCTTTGACGGGAAAAACAGGTACGGGCTTGGCGAAGAGCTGCCCATGACGATCGAGGCTCTCGCGCCGCTGTTCACCGGCACGGGTGCCAGGCCGATCGACACCGAGCTGTACGACCAAGTCGTCAAGTACATCGCCGAGGCCAAGAGCGTGCGGACGCTCGGCAAGATTGGCGACCGCATCGACGCACTGCTGTGCGACGGCCAACTGACGGCCGAGCAGGGCGAGGCGTTGACAGTACTGGTCAAGGAGCGGCACGACGCGATCGAGCCGCAGGAGGTGACCGATGGCGTGGCATGACGTGCCGCCGTGGACGGCCAAGCGGGCCGAGTCGGAGGAGCTGATGCAGCAGGTGGCCGAGGTGGTGCGGCGGTGGCACGTCCGCCGCATCTCGGGCAACACGGCGGTGGAGAAGGTGCGGGAGCTGCTGGAGCCGCTCCGCGTGAGGGTCGGGCAGGCACACGAACCGGAGATCAAGTCATGAATTTTGATCAGTGGTGGAACTGGGACGAGGAGCCGCGAGCCGCCGTGGACCACGGGCACACGCAGAAGGTGCCGACGGGCCGGCACACGGGCGACATCGTCAAGGCCGAGATCAAGGACCTCAAGTTCAAGATCGCGGACGACAACCCTACGGGTACCTCGCTCGTCGTCACGTGGAGCAAGTCGGGCTACTACCCGGTCGAGGCGATCGTGAACCTGCGGTGGCGTGGCCTGCTCGAGGCGGTCTGCCGGGCGGCTGGCGTGTCGCCACCCAAGCGTGGCGAGGACTGGGACGAGCAGTCGCTGGTCGGGCGCGTGGCCACCGTCGACATCGAGAACAAGGTGGCGCAGGCCACTGGCACTGAGTACCAGCGCATCACCAGGTGGCATGCGTCGCCACAGAGGCCGCTGCCGGCCGAGGCAAAGCCGAAGCGGGCGGCAGCCAGGACGCCTGCCGCCAAGACGCATGCGGAGTTCCAGGAGCGGAGCGATGCCGACGACATCCCTTTTTGACGACGACCGCACCATCCAGTTCTACGGCGGTCCATGGGACGGGATGCCGTACACGCCGAGGCGTGGCGAGCAGTACCCGGCCAGGCTGGACATGCCGTGGAGCGGGCAGCTGCACCACTACCGACTCGTGCAGCACGGCGGCGTCGTGCAGCTCTTTTACATCGGAAAGGCACTACCGGACGGAGCGAGGATCGGATGAAGGTCTACAAGGGATGGCGGGCGGATCGTGTGGGGAAAGACGGCGTGTTTGTCAGCACCTACTCCGGCACGGTGTCCGAGTGCGGTCAGTGGGTCGAGTGCGGCGAGACCAGGCACCGGATCTCTCCGCAGTGGCACGCACGTGCCGTCGATGCCGAGGCCTCGATGGCCGGCGAGATCGAGGAGATCGGCCGGAGGCTGCTCGAGCAGGCGGCCAAGTTGCGAGAGGCTGCGGAGGTGGTGGCGTGAGCGACTACTACCGCGAGCCAGAGTCCGTGCTGCCGCTGTTCGCGGCGGCCAGGCGGACCGATCCGCCAACGTCGCACAAGGCCGCCCAGCGGGCGCCTGTGGCCGGTCACCGTCGCCTGGTGCTCAAGGCCTTGGCGGCCGGGCCGGCTGGGCAGACCGAGATCGCACAGCGGGCTGGCATCACGGTAGCCGCGGTGTCCAAGCGGCTGCCCGAGCTGCGGCGTGCCGGGCTGATCGAGAAGACGGGGCGCGAGGTGGCGGGTGGGGAGTGTGAGTATCGGTTGAGGCCGGCGTCGCGTTGACGCTAGTTGGCGGGAAGGAGCCTATTTCAGTGGACATCTTAGAGCCCAACAACACATGCGACATCTACAAGCGCAGCATCCATGACCTAAGAACACGTGGGGACATTGCCGCTTTGTCTGAGATGGTCGAGACCTGGTACTCACGATGCGACTTTGGCAAGGATTTCCAAGGACAAGCAATATGCGATTTGGGAGTTACGACTGCAGGCGTGGTGTGGATTCGTACAACCGAAGGAACTGTGGAATTTTGCCAAGAACGCAATAGGTGGAGGCTGGTTCAAGAAGGCGAGGAAGGGCAATGCCAGTATGCGATGGCTCGCATTGCTGAAATCACGCACGTTCCGTTTGCGTATTTGTGCGGAGTGCGTGACGCGGTGGCGATTATTAACAGAATTGGAAAAGACCAACTGTGCGAATCCGTTAAAGACCTGGGTTTAGAGCACGCGAAGCTGTGTAGGGAAATCAAGAAAAAGCAGATTGCCGTTGATGCAGTAGTTGTCGACTTAGATGAGTCCTCGACCGAGGAAAGGCTCGT